AAGGACAACGATGCAAAGGTTCTGGCGGCCAAGATGGGATTGCCCCACGTCAGCCTTTTGCAGCGCTCAAACCCGGACGACGACGCCCACCGCCTGACCGTTGAGCACCTGTACGGCATTTTGCTGCACAGCGGGGATATGCGCCCGCTTGAGGCGCTGGCGGATGAGTTCGGCTTCGATCTGGTGGCACGAGAGAAGCCAGCAGCTCAGGAGCTGACCAGCGCGCTGCTGCACATGAGCGCCGAGGTGGCCGATGTGACCCGAGCGGTTACCGACGCGCTGGATGACGGTCGGGTATCGCAGATCGAGCGACAGAAGATCCTGCGCGAAGCCGGTGAGGCCAAGCAGAGCATTGATGTTCTGGTTGATGCCGTGAAGGCGGGCTGACCAATGACTCGCCAACCCCACTACGACTACCCAGCAATGGCCAAAGCTGCACGGCAGCTGGCTGCCAATTCAAACGGCATGCGCAAGCGTCTGCATCTTGATCTGGCGGAGTACTACGAGGGATTGGCGGAAAAGAAAAAGCCCGAGGGTGATGGGCACCTTCGGGCTTCCGAGCAGGCAGTTGGAGCTGACTGCAATTCGACTCAAGCAGGATCACTATAGCATGAGCACTCACATCATGGCAGCTTGCTGGCCACTGCAGGGCATGTCATCCGTCCAGAAGGCGGTGCTGATTTCGCTGGCAGACAACGCAAATGACGACGGCGTTTGCTGGCCCTCGGTAGCAACAATCAGCGTCCGTACTTGCCTGTCAGAGCGAGCCGTTCGCAATGCTGTGCGCTGGCTGGAAGAGGCCGGGTTGCTGCAGAGCAATCAGCGCAGCGGACGGTCCACCTGGTACACGATCACGGTTGACGGATACCACCCCGGCACCACATGCCCCCCGGCACCAGATGCCGACCTACCCCGGCACGACGTGCCGACCACCCCGGCACCAGATGCCGACCACCCCGGCACCACGTGCCCCCAGAACCGTAAGGGAACCGTCATTGAACCGCCATTAGAACCGGAAGAGTCGCCGCAAGCTGCGCCGACCCCCGATTCGCCCGAGCGTATCCCCTACGAAAAAATCCGCGAGCTGTACAACGAGATTCTTGGCAGCCACCTATCCCGGTGCATGGGCGTGAACGACAAGCACCGGAAGGGCATCAGGGCCTGTTACAACCTGCGGCTCGAAGGGGCGTACCCGTTCCGTGATCACGGACTGGAGTTCTGGCGCGGCCTGTTCACCGATGTTCTCGACTGCCCGTTCCTGCTGGGCCAGAACAACCGAGGCTGGCGGGCTGACTTCGGCTTCCTGACTAACTCATCGAACTTGCAGAAGTTCATGGAGGGCAAGTATGACAACCCAGCAGCCTGATCGCCCATTCGAAGCGCCGGAGGCTGAGCGCGGCGTCGTTGGCGCCCTGATGCTTGACCCGGATCTGTGCGAAACCATCGGGGCTTACCTGGACGCCACGCACTTCGCTGACCCTGACCTTGGCGCCCTGTATCGACTGGCGCTGATGGCGCGAGCAAAGCAGATGACGCCAGACCCGATCACGCTGGACGAACTGTCTCCGTTCCTGCCGACCGGCGCACCGACGATGGCAACCGCTGGGCAGGTTGCTATGGCGGTCAGCAGCGCTGCCAACGCAGAGGCCTACGCCCGCATCGTGATCGAGCGCCACAAGGCCCGCCAGATGCTCAGCGTGTCGCAGGCGATTGCCGATCTGGCCGGCAGCCGTGGGCGCATTACCGAGCAGCTGGCGAAAGCGCAGGCGCTGGTGATGGATCTGATGGGGGCAGACGATTCGCCTGACGTTATTCAGCTCAGGGAGGCTCTGGCTCCCGTTTTCGATGACATGGATGCGCGACTGGACAACAGCCAGAGCATGGGGCTGGAGTTCGGCTTGCCGGATCTGGACAAGATCGTCCAGCAGATGCGACCGGGGAACTTGATAATCATCGGCGGCCGTCCTGGCACCGGCAAAACCGTTCTCGGGGTGGGCGCTGCCGAGAAGGTCGCAGTCCGCGATGGAAGGTCAGCCCTGATCTTTTCGCTGGAAATGAGTGCCAAAGAGCTGGCCAAGCGAACACTGTCCTCGGTTGCCAGTGTAGCGCAGACCAGTATCGATACTGGCGCTGCTTCACAGGACGAAGACTCCGTGGCGCGGATGAACTCGGCGGTGATCAAGCTGCGCGAGGCTGATATTCGTATCTGCGACCGTGGCGGTCTACCTCTGAGCCGCATCGCCGCGATTGCTCGGTTCCAGCACCGGGCGCAGCCGATTGATCTGATGGTCGTGGATTACATCGGCCTGGTTGCCGGTGAGCCTGGAGTGAAAAACCTGAACCGCAACCAGGAGCTTGGCGCGGTAAGCCGCGGGCTCAAGGCGCTGGCGAAGGAGTTGAACATCCCCATCATCGCGCTGGCCCAGCTCAATCGCAGCATCGAGAGTCGAGGCGATGCCAAGCCACGCATGAGCGACCTTCGCGACTCCGGCGAGATCGAGCAGGACGCCGACGTGATCATCCTGGCGCACCGGGACATGAGCAAAGAACTGGGTCAGAACGGGGTAACGGAGCTTGATGTTGTGAAATGCCGGCATGCCCGTCCTGGCAGCTGCCTGCTGCAGTTCCGAGGCGAGTTCGCCCGGTTCGATTCGGTCGCTATGACCACCTATGACGATTACGGCGACGACCCAGACGAGCAGCCAGAGCCCAAGCGCGGGCGCGCCATGTCGATGCTGAAGGGGGGCAACCGATGAACCTCGAATGCCGCACCCAACTCGACCTGCGCCGCCTGGTCGATGAATACCTGCAGCGTGGCTGGGAGATTGTCAGTCGCGACCCATTGACCATTGAGAGAGGCCGGATGCGGAAGCAGGTGCGTCACGGCTGCGTGGTGGACGCATGAACGACGACAAGCAGGAAGACCGATACGCCGCCACCCGCTGGCTTCTGCTGTCGCTGCTCATCCTGGCAATCATCGTGGGGCTGCCGGAATGAGCCGCCTGTTCCGGTTTGAGCTGCATGACGGCACTGGTGGGAGCGTGATCTATCCAGAGCCGGTGACGCTGGAAATCGTCACGGCGGACTGTCACGCGCGGTTTGGTATTGAGCGGGTTAAGGGGGTGAGCTGTGGGTGATCAAAATAAATACATGCTGGCAATCGTTCGCCACGAAAAGGCGAAGCGGGAGGTTGAGGTTCTGACTCGCGCAATCGGATTGGCGGTAAACCGCTGCCCTGTAGAGATCGAGCTAATGGGGCTTTCCGTGGCAACAAAAGATCATTGGGAAAGGCTTGTCGACGAGAAAACCGGAAAGACCAAGACGCATCTGTGGCAGGCATTTCGATTCAGGGAGCCGTCGGACTGCGGGTACGGGATGATGGCTCTAAGTGAAGACGGAGTGGCAGAGTCGCTGTCTGCCGGTAGCGAATTCGAATGCGAGCACTGCCTCCGTGCATATGAGCTAATCGTCAAAAGAAAGAGCGCAAGGCGTGAGCTTGGTCATGCCCGCCTTGCTATCAGGGCGCTTGGTAGATCGGCCATGCGAGGTGGCGAGAATGGCTGACCGTCTCGTCGTCAACGGCCCGGCAAAGCTGGCTGAGTGTATCTCTCGGCTGACCGCGCTCTATCGCCAGCACAAGTACGTGAAGCTGACCGTCAGCACCGGAAAGGACCGCACTCTTGATCAGAACGCCCTGTGGTTCGGCATGTACAAGCGGGCCGCCGAAATGATCGAGGCCGGCGACGCCGAAGAGGTGCGCAAGCTGTGCAAGCTGGAGGTCGGTGTCCGCATCCTCCTGCGCGACAGCCCGGATTTTCACGCCACCTGGTTCCGACTGTTCGCTCACCTCAGTTACGAGGAAAAGCTGGAGCTGATGGGCGGTCACCCTGTGGCCGGACCGGAAGGGCTGCCGGTGACGCGCCTGTTCGACCGCAAGCAGGGCATTGAATACACCGAGCGCGTGGCGGCCAAGCTGCGGGCGCAGGGTGTTTATCTGGATGACCTGTTGAGTGAGGAGGCTGCATGAAGGCTTTGAGCGGAAAGCCGAAGACCTGCGCCGTCCGAGGCTGCTCAAACAAGTTTGTCCCGCGTCGTCATTTCGAGGCGTGGTGCTCGCCGGAGTGTGGCGCAAAGCTCGCTCGGGCATTGCAGGAGAAGGATCGAGCGGAGAAGGTCAAGCGGGAGCGACGGGAGAGCCGAGAGGCTAAGCAGCGACTCAAGACCAAGGGCGACCACCTGCGCGAAGCACAGCAGGCCTTCAACGCCTACATCCGCGAGCGTGACAAAGGGCGGCCGTGCATCAGCTGCGGATCAATGCCGAATGACGGCGACCTGCTGACCGGGAGTCGTATTGATGCAGGCCACTACAGGTCAACGGGCTCATGCCCGGAACTCCGGTTCGAGCCGCTGAACTGCCACGCCCAATGCGTGAAGTGCAACCGCAACCTATCAGGCAATGCCGTTGAATATCGCATCAGGTTGGTCAAGCGCATCGGTGCAGCTTCGGTCGAGTGGCTGGAAGGCCCGCATGAGGCCAAGCGCTACACCATCGAAGACCTGAAGGCCATCAAGGCCAAGTACCGGGAAATGACGCGGGAACTCAAGCGGGCGATTGAGAAAACTACAGCGGGGGAATCAGCATGAGACTGAACAGCGCGCGGCAAGCATGGCACGACGCCTATTACCAGCCATGGGATAGCGTTATGGCTGTCGCCTCTGAATGGGCGAAGCTGGGCGCTT